GCCATCAGCGAGGTGCTGGATCTGGTGTCTTATGTTTATACCCACAAGGTCCAGCTGGCCGTGATTGCGGACCTGGCGCTTAAAGGGGCTGAGGATACCTCGGTCGCCGCGGCGGATAGCCGGACGGCTTGTGTGAAAATCCTGCAGATCCTGCAGGGATTGCCCGGCTACGAGGACAAAAAGTAACAAGGCTCCTAAGCCTTTGACACATCGAAACAACCAGTGAACGTCGTCCGCAAGTGGAGACGCTGGATGGCAGTGGGTTGTACCCACGCCGGTCATCTTGACCTAAAGGCGTGGGGCGAGGTCATGAAATTCAAAGATCGCTGGAAGCCGGACACCACCATTCACCTGGGCGACTTTCTGGACACTTCCTGCTGGCGGGCCGGCGCCCGTAACAGCGCTGATGATCCGGACAAATCTTCCAGCTTTTCCGATGACTACCTGCACGGGATCGCCCACCTCAAGGAGCTGCGGCCGGACGTATGCCTTCTGGGCAACCACGAATGGAGGGTCTTTTCGCTGACCAAAAGCAGCTCGGCCGTGGTGGCCTATGCTGCGGAGGAGGGAGTCAAGGCCATTGAGGGAGCCATCAAAAAAATGAAAGCGCAGATGCTGCCCTATGACGTGGAGAAGGGCGTGTATTTGTTGGGCAACATGGCCTGCGTCCACGGCTATTCCTGCGGGGAGGCTGCGCTGCGGGATCATTGCGAGATGTACGGGCGGTCCGTGCTGATGGCTCATACTCATCGGCCGGAGCAGGTGAGGGGTCGCACCATTGGATCCCCCATGGGCACGTGCGTGGGCACGCTGATGAGGATCCAGGATGCGGCCTATGCCCGCCACCGCCGGGCCACGCTGCGCTGGGCCCACGGCTGCGCGTTTGGGGAATACTGCGCCGATGCCGTGCAGACCTGGCTGGCCACGCCGGTCAAGGGGGAGTGGAGGTTTCCGGTATGAGCAAGAAGCCGGAGTGGGCGGAGGCGTTGGATCGGCTGCTCAGCCAGCGAGTGGAGACGGTGCCGCCGGGATGGAAGACAGCCCGGGAGGTGGGGGAGCAGCTGGGGGTTTGCTATGAAATGGCCAAGCTAAAGTGTGCCGAGCTGGTGGCGGCCGGCCTGGCCGAGCGCAAGGATTTCCGGGTGAAGTGGGGGCGGGGGATCCGCGGCCTTCCGCACTACCGGCTGGTCAAAAAGTGATTTCCTCGCGGTAGCGCTGCATGACGCGCGCCTTGGTGGCGTCCTTGTCGGCCTGGGTGGGCTCGGCATCGGAGACATAGTACCAGATGCGCTGGCCGGTTTTTTCGTAGACCGGGCCCTTGACGATGGCGCATTTGATTTTTTCGCCTTCCGCAATGTTGCCGAAGCCGGGGTGATCCAGCACCAGGTAGGACCCGTCCTTGGTGGAGATGACCAGGTGGGTGATCAGCTTGAGGTTGGGGTTGGGGTAGTAGCGCTGGGCGACGGTGCCGTCCACCAGCACTAGGTTTTCCGCCAGGCAGGGCAGGGCGGTAAAAAACAGGGCAAGCAGGGCGGCCTTCATTCCTGTTCCTCCTGGCCGGTCAGCTTGCGCAGGAGGATGTTGGTTCGCCGAGTTTCCACCAGCTGCTCGTCCGCCTTGGTTTTTAGGTCATCCAGCAGGTGCCGGCATTTGTACACGTAATACGGCATGAGAATGGCCATGATGGCCAGCACGATCAGGCCGATCAGGATCGGCAGAAAGAACAGCGTCCACGCCCCGTCGGCCGCTTGGGCAATCATGCTTAAAATTACCGCTCCATTGCGCTGCTAAATCAACAAAAATTTATTAGCCCATAAGGGACAAGGCTTTGCGCGGAGCTCGTTTGCTTATGCCGATTGTGACCGCTACAATGTACGGTTGCAGTGATAAATAAAAATAATCATTTGAATGACGCGGGGCTTTTTCGGTGGTGCCCGACGGATTGGCCGCCCCGGCTGGGGTGCGGGTTGGCGGCCGGAGCCTTGGTCGCAATTAAGCACGTGGAGATGGATCAGCTGGGGCAGTGGGCCTACGTTTTAAGCCGGCGAGCCCGCAATCAGGTCGTGCACAAGGTCAAAATGAGCGAGCTCCATCCCCCTAGGGAAACCAAGCCGCTGTTCAACAAGGGGTGCGCAAATTGCAAGGCATCGTGCCCACTAATAGGAAATCGCTTGACGAAATATCGGGCGAAAATATATCCACCAAGCATGCGCACCCCGCCCGTGACCCCCGCCGTGAGCGAGTTTTTTGCGGCCATGGGCAGGAGGGGTGGCAGCAAGGTGACGCCTGCCAGATTGCGGGCGATTGCCAAGGCCCGGCAGGCGAGGGCGGCGAAGGTTTTGGCCAGGCGTAAGAGCCGGCTAAATTTAGCAAAAAATAATTGTTGACGACTGAAACCGCCTCAGTATTACCTAGGCGCATGAGCCAACTTAATACAATATTTAGTGCGCGAGGCGAAAAATCAGAAAATAATTTTGTAGCCGCCACAGGGCGGAAATCACCGAGCGAGGCGGACAAAGCCCGCGAGGTGCAGGCGATGGTAGCAAACCTCGCTGCGCAGAAAACCGAATGGCTGTGCGAATTTAATCGCAACGAAATTGTCCGCGGGTGGAGCGGCCTGCGATGACCTGGGACGTCATTGTCGACCTAGCCAAGATGGTGGCCGTCATTACCGGCTGGGCTCTCATTGTCGGAGCCGGCTGGGGGCTGCTGGTTTTTGCCGTCAGCTTTGCCGCCTGGTTCGCCAAGAAGGTGAAAGACGAGGCTCAGCAATGAGCGTGCGGGATTTGGAAGCCGAGGGGGTTTTGCCAGCTCAGTCCAAGAGCATGGGCACGGCCGAGTTTTCCATCACTATGTCGATCGTCGGCCTACAGGCAGACGTCCGGAAACTGCGGGACGACGTGGCCCGTTGTAACGAGGTGATTGCCGGGCTGGCCGCCAAGGTGCGCTGCTTAGAATCGATCGACCGCCAGCCGCTGGAGATCAAGGGCGAGTGGAAGACTGGAGGCATCGACCAGTGAGCCGGCTGGCCAGCCAGTTTGAGCGGCTGTGGGCTTTGCACAAAGGCCCGGCGCTGACCAAGGAAGTGACCTTCTATCCGGGCCGTCGGTTCCGATTCGATTACGCCCACCAGGCGATCAATGGGTTTAAGGCCGCCATTGAGCTGGACGGAGGCGTGTTTGTCGGTGGCCGGCACAGCCGCGGCATGGGGCAGGTAAAGGATGCAGAGAAGGGCAGACTGGCGGCCTACTCAGGATGGAACGTGATCCACTTTACGACCAAATGCCTGACGATTGAAAACATCCGCCAAGCCGTCGAGTGGTTCTGGAAGCGGATCAAGGAGCGGGCATGAGCATCACGCCCGTTTTTTTACACATGCAGCTGGCTGAAGAGAGGGCCCGGCGCGTAAGCGCGGAGCGAGCCGTCATGGCCATTAACGATCACGACGAGCATAAGGCGCGTCAGTTGGCCCGGGCGCACGATCTTGGGTGGATCCAGCCGGAGCACGAGCGCGTCAAAAACGCATACCCGCATGCAACCAACGATTTCTGTGACGACGAGTAGTCGACGCTGAAAAAAAAAGAGAAACCCCCAAAGGAGAAAAAGACATGGCAATCATCGCAATGAAACCCAACAGCAACGGAACCTATACCCCCGCCCCGGAAGGCGTGCATGACGCGGTCTGCGTCGATGTGGCCGACCTCGGCATCGTCGAGACGACCTGGCAGGGCGAAACCAAATCCCAGCACAAAGTAAGGATAGTTTGGCAACTATCCTCAAAGATGGAGGACGGTCGCCCGTACTCGATCGGACGCCGCTACGGCCTGACGCTCCATGAAAAGAGCAGTCTGGCGAAGGACCTCAAGTCTTGGTTTGGCAAACCCGCCCCGGACAACTTCGATCTGGAAAAACTGATCGGGCAAAACTGCCAGATCGTTGTGACCCACAACGAGCGGGACGGGCAGGTGTACGCCAACGTGCAGAGCGTGCTGAAGGCCGGCAAGGCGAAGCTCAAGGTGGACCCGGACTTTGTCCGCTTCAAGGACCGCGAGCCCAAGCCGGCGCTGGCCGTGGCTGCTTCCACCCGCAACACCACCACCGACGCGGACGGAAACAACATCCCGTTCTAACCCTTCGGAGAACCGAGCAACCAAACCAACAAGAGGAGCCGGCGGCAGTTCCCCCAACTGCCGCCGGTTTCCTCGGAAAGAAAAACATGACTGAAACCATTATCCGAATCGCCATCCCCGTCTTTGTCGTGGCCCTGTTTGCCATGGCCGTGCCGGTGCTGCGCGGCTGGAAAGCCTAAGACCGTGGCCAACCTTGTCGTCAAATACGACACCGAATCTGCGCACTACTACCTGTCGACCGGGGAGCCGTGCCACGGGGATCTGCGCCAGGCCCGCAAGGCCGGCGCGTTCCCCAGCGTCACGACGATCCTCAAGATCATGGAGAGCGAGGCGCTGACCCGCCACAAGGTGGACGCGGCCATCGCGCAGACGCTGACCTTGCCCCGCAAGGACGGCGAGGAGCTGCACGACTACGCCCGCCGGGTGCATGAGACCAACAAGGCCGAGCTGTCCGGCATGGCGGACGCGGGCACGCGGATCCACGAGCTGGCCGAGCAGGTGATCCGGGGCGAGGCCCCGCTGGCCAAGGACATGGACGACACGCTCCGGCCCCACCTCAAAAGCCTGACCTACTGGTCTCGGTGCCTGGACGAGGTGGTGCTGTCGGAGGAGGTCGTGGTGCATGACGGGGAGGGCTACGCGGGCCGGTGCGATCTGATCGCCAAGATCGACGGCCAGACGGAGATCATTGATTTCAAATCCAAAAACTTCACCAAGGTCGCGCCGTTTCATCCCGAAATGCCCGGCTTCGCCACGGCCGACGAGGAGCATAAAGTGTGGACGGACTACAAGGAGCTGCTCCAGCTGGCCGCCTATTCGTTTGCCTGGGCGGGCGAGGCGTTGCCGGCGAGGAACGTCTTTATCGACCGCAAGACCGGGGCGCTGGATGAAAAACTTTACACGGCCGAGGAGGTCGGGGACGCCTTCGAGGCGTTCCGGGCCTGCTGCACGCTGTGGAGGAAGGTGAAGAAGTACGATCCGAGGGCGGGCAAATGAACGACACCAACTACGTCGTCCTCCCGACCGAGCCCTTAAGCCTCCAGCTGGTCGAGCGCATCCGCTCGCTGGAGCGGCAGCTGGCCGAGACCCGGGACGCCCTCAAGGCCGCCGAGGAGCGGGAGAACGTGCTGATCCTAGACCGGCTGCGGACGGAGGGAGGGCTGTGAAATACATCTCCGTCTGCTCTGGCATCGAGGCCGCCAGCGTGGCTTGGGAGCCACTTGGCTGGGAGCCGGTTGCCTTTTCAGAAATCGAACCATTCCCGGCCGCGGTGCTCAAGCATCACTGGCCGGAGGTTCCCAACCATGGAGACATGAACAAATATGAGCAGTGGAACATACCAGGCGGAACAGTTGACCTTCTCGTTGGAGGCACCCCCTGCCAGTCCTTCAGTGTTGCAGGACTGCGCAAGGGGCTCGACGACCCACGCGGCGGACTCATGCTTACATTCCTTAAAATCGCTCAACGTTTTCAACCTCGATGGATTGTCTGGGAAAATGTCCCCGGCGTTCTGTCCAGCAACGGAGGAAGGGACTTTGGCTCCTTCCTCGGGGCGCTGGGGGAGCTGGGGTATGGGTGGGCCTACCGGGTCTTGGACGCTCAGTGGTTCGGAGTGGCCCAGCGACGCCGCCGTGTGTTCGTTGTCGGATGTCTTGGAGACGGGGCCGCTGCCGCCAAGGTTTTATTTGAGTCAGAAAGCGTGCGCCGGGATTCTCCGCCGAGCCGAGAAAAGGGGAAAGGAGTTGCCGCCGATGCTCAGGAAGGCGTTGGAGTCAGCCTGCCAGAACGAGAAGTAGTCGGCTGCTTGAGCGACGGTGCGCACATGGGGGGGGGCTTAACGGGCAGGACGCCTACACCGGAAGAATTATGGCAGTCACAGGCATTCAGAATGCAGGCATTCGGTGAATATATGAATGACGAAACAGCATCGGCCATGAAGGCAAGAGACTACAAGGACGCAACCGACTTGGTTGCAGAAAAAAAATCACATTGGGATGGCTCTGTCGTGCATCCAACACTAAGCCAAGCACTGAAATCATCTGGCGGAATAGGTTTTTCCAATCAGGAGATATTTTCACAAGGTGGATCCGGCCTCGTGCAGGCCATCCCCATCCACGACCAAGCCACCCGCAATGCCGGCAAGCGTGGAGACAGGCAGGATGGCAAGGGAAACGGCCTTGGCGTTGGTAAGCCGGGAGATCCTTGCCCGACTCTTACCAAGGGCGACAAGCACGCCGTCCTTTACGAAAACCACCCCAACGACAGCCGCGTGACCGGCCCGCACGAAGTTGCCCCGGCTTGCGTTTCAAGGTTTGGGACCGGTGGTGGCAATGTGCCGTTGGTGCAGGAGGCGGTTCCAGTAAATATTTATGGCGGAAACAAAAGAAAAGACAGACCCAATGGCGGCTTCTATGCAAATGTCGGAGAGGAAACCAGCAAGACCCTAGATTCTGCTAGTGGTCTTAACCCAGCGTGCAACCAAGGCGGGACTGCCGTGGTTCAGGAAACGATTGCCTTCCAAGAATCCGAGCTTCGCCTAACTGGAAAAATTACCGAGCAGAAGGTCGTTCCTACCCTAAAGGCCGGAACCAAGGGTGGGGATACGGAGCCGAAGGTGGTGGCGTTTGAGCCTGGCATCGCCTCAAGAGAGGGCAACGAAAGCAGATTTGTTGAGGAAATGTCCCCCACGTTGCGGAAGGACATGGGGGATAATCAGGTGGCCACAGTAGACAGTCGCATGGCCGTCCGCAGGCTGACCCCGAAGGAATGTGAAAGACTCCAAGGCTTTCCCGACAACCACACGCTGATCCCATGGCGCGGCAAGCCAGCCGATCAATGCCCGGATGGGCCAAGGTACAAGGCTCTAGGCAACTCAATGGCCGTGCCGTGCATGGCTTGGATTGGAAAACGCATAGCAAAGGCGGAACATGAGCGACAGGGAGCTGCTTGAAATGATCATCCGGGATTTCTCCGCCCGCATCATCGCCTCCTGGACGCCAGAGGAGTGGGCCGGCGTGCTGGCGCAGATTCAAAAGAACCGCGGGCGGTACGGAATGGGGCAGTGGGTATGAGCGTAAAACGCACCCGCTGCACCGAGGACGTGCAAAAGAAGGGCATCGCCATCCTGCGCGAGACCATGAAGCTGGACATGCCCGACGGCGTCTACCGCATGCTCAAGCGGGCACTGGGCAAGTTTGACCTGGCGATGATCGTCATCAAGGACCTGCGCGAGCGGGCGGAGCGGTATCAAGAGCGGGATCTGAAGGCGAGGGGAGCGAAATGAGCATCCCCCTTGCCCCAGCCGTCCGCTCAATCTACGAAAACGGCGCCCCGGAAGGGGAGCGTAACAACCAGCTGTTCAAACTCGCCTGCCAGTTCCGCGACCAAGGCATGTCGATCGAGGACGCGGAGGTCGAGGCCGAGAGCTGGGCGCTCAAGGTGGGGCTGACCCAGCGGGAGGCGTTGTCGGCGGTGAAAAGCGCCTATAGCCGCCCGGGGCGGGAGCCGTGGGTGCCGGCCAGCCGCTACGGGATCCGGGGGATGACGGTCTACCGGGAAGCGGCGCACGTTCCGGCCATGCCGCAATCCTCCAAGGAGGACGCCATCGACCGTTTCCTTGCCCACGCTTTCCGCCAAAGCGAGCGCATCCACATCGACCGCGCCATCCTGGACGGCGAGCGGGAGCGGCCCAGCGGCCGTGGCGAAACCCGCACCCGGGAGGAGTGGCTGGAGCTGTTCAAGGACGGCGGGCTGGCCACGTGGCAAGGGGACGCGGTCGGCGTGTACGTCTGCATCAACCCGATCAAGGGCAACCGGCGCGTGCTGGAGGAGATCCACCAGTTTCGCCACGTGCTGGTCGAATTTGATAAGGGGACGATCGAGGAGCAGTGGGAGCAGATCAAAAAGGCGAAGCTGCCAACGTCCTGCATCATCCGCTCTGGGGGCAAGAGCCTTCACGCTTGGGTGGTGGTCAATGCGGCCAACGCGGACGAGTTCAAGGAGCGGGCGGAGTTTGTCTACAAGCACCTCGAAAACTGCAAGGGGCTGGACGGCCAGAACAAGGACGCCCCTCGGTTCAGCCGGCTCCCCGGAGCCATCCGCCGCAGCACGGGCAACGGCCAGGAGCTGGTCGAGGTGGCCGAGGAGGTGCAGGCGTTTGAGGATTGGCGGGAGTGGACGATCGTCGGAGACCTGCCCACGCCCTTCAAGTGGGACGACATGCTGGCCTTCGACAAGGCCAAGGATGAGACGACCCTCCTAGGAGACCGCTGGCTGTGCCGGGGAGGATCGGCTTTGTGGGTCGGATCGAGCGGGCTAGGAAAATCCGTCCTTTGCCTGCAGGCCGCCATCACATGGGCCTATGGGGGCGAGTTTTTTGGAATCAAGCCCAAGCGGCCGCTCAAGTCGATCATCGTCCAGGCAGAGAATGACGCCGGGGACGTGTCGGAAACCGTCCGGGGCATTATCGATCGCATGGCCCTAAGCCAAGAGGAGCGGAAGCTGGTTTTTGAGAACGTGATCATCGTCCAAGAGAGTTTTTCGACGGGTGCAAGGTTTGCCGATCTGTGCCGCCGCTTGGCGAGCAAGCACAAGCCCGACCTGTTCTGGGTGGATCCGCTACTGTCCTTTATAGGAGGGGACATCAGCAAGCAGGAGACGGCCAGCGTGTTCCTCCGCAACGAGCTCAACCCGGTGAGCCACAGCCATGGGTTTGCCTGGTGCCTGATCCATCACAGCGGCAAACCCCCCAAGGATGCGGCGTCCGGGTATCAAGGATTTGATAAAATGTATTGGGGGCTGGGCTCCAGCGAGCTGACCAACTGGGCCCGGACAGTCATCACGCTTAACGCGGTCAAGAGCGAGGACAACGATCATTTCGTCTTGGAGGTGGTTAAAAGGGGCAGGCGCAGCGGATTGGTCCCCAGCAAGCCCGAGGCCGGCATCACGGCCAGCAAGGCCCTTCCTCGCGTGTTTTTGAGGCATGCTACGGATTCGATCGCATGGATTGAGTCGGATGAACCGGAGAAGCGGGAGCCTGGGCGACCCAGAATGGATCTTTCCGCCGTCGATTTTGAGCAGTTTAGGGAAGCCATACGCCCGGGCATCAAGGCAGGGGATTTGCAGGCTTTAATACGAAACAAGTGCGGAATTGGGGAAAGAAAGTCGTCGGAAATCACAATCGGATGGGAGTTTTCCGATCCTCCAAAAATCAAAAATATAGGCCGAGAAAAGGCCAAAAAATATGTCCTCTTTAGTGACATTTAACCTATCCGCAAAAATTATGAAACTATCCGCAAAAATACCCTGCAATTCTATCCGCATAAATCCCCCCTTTATGGGGGGATTTTGCGGATTATTGCATGTTTTCTGCGGATTGAACGTGGAGTGCGGATAGAATTATGAAAACAACACTAGACCCAGCGGAATCAAACGAATCGTCGTATTGGCTCGACATAGCCAGCGAGCTTGATGGCCCCGTAGATATTTTGTCTGAAAGAATATCGCATAAAATTAAGACATTAAGCACAGGTCAGGCACGGCAAGCGGCCGAGGTGGCCTTTCAATGGCATAAGGAGGCCATTGATGAAGATATAAAAAACACGCATGCAGAAACCATTTCCAAGGTGGTCAGCATAATTCTGTCAGGCCGAAACGGGAGGGGGCGGATGAAGTTTAAGGTCTATTGCCTAGCCTACGCATGCAACCTTGCGGCGCTTAACGGACTACCGAGCATGCGTCAGGCCGTTAAGGAAATCATAAAAGAATATGGGATAAAGCTTACTGTTGCCGCCATGTCGAAAGAAACCATAACCCTTCGAAACCTTTTGGATTTAAGAACAAACGCAAACTTTAAGTCAGCTTCAGCCGTTGCCTCCTATCAAAAAGTGCAGGAGGAGCGGCATTGGCGGCGTGAAAAAATAAAAAAGAAAAAGGAGCTAACATGCAAATCGTAACCCAGCAGCCACAAAACAAAAACAATCAGCCCGCAATCATCTCAAAATGCCAATTTTCTGAAATTGGCTTAAAGATTCCAGAAGGGACTACCCGATCAGAATGGTGTGAAATTGGAAATTACCTCGGCAGAATTAAGGCCGGCTGGGAATGGTGCGTCGGCGACTGGGTGGCCTACGGAAGAAAGCATTTCAAGGAAGAGGTCGATGAGTATTTCGACACCCAGACCTGGTTTGATTTCGCCAAAACAAAGAAGCTTGCGGACGTTGCCGAGGCTTATTATGGCTCAAGGAAGCATGAGCTGGAGTTTGCCCATCACGAGGCCGTGAACAAATGGGTGGCGAACGGAAAGATAACAAAGAAAGAGGCTGATTATTGGCTCAAGCGAGCCATTGCGGAAAACCTAACACCTAACGATCTCAGCCTTTCAATAGCCCATGGCGGAATTGTTAGGGCGAAGCAGCTCGACAACGAAAGCCTGCCCACCATAGAGGCATTTATCGTTCTTATTGAGCGTTGGAACCAACGCATTACTAGGGTGGATCCAATAGAGAACTGGGATGCGGAAAAGGCAAAGCTATGCTTGGCAAAGCTTCAGCCTGTTGGCGACATCATCAAGAGGCTTGTCGCAAGGATAAGCGCATGATCACAACGGCGATGCGTAAGGAATCTTTTAACTGGCTACAGCCTGCGGTGGCGACGACTCCCGTCAATTTCTTGAGTGTGACCCCCAAACCTTAAAGTCTCATGGGCAGATCCAAGAACCACGACATTGCTAGGGCTATGGCGGCCACCGGCCAGTCCAGGGCAACCGCTTACAGAAAGCGGGCGGCCGCGCCGGCTCAGCCGCTGGTCAAAGCCAAGGGCGGTGGGTTGGATCTGGAAATCAAGCGGCTTGAGGACCTAGCGGCCAGCTTGGGCGAGAGTGCCAAGGACGACACAAGGGCGGACCGGTCGGAACTGATTGCCAACTACACCAAGGTGGTAGAGGCATTGCGCCGCATGAAGGGCGACCGCCCCGAGATCGATCAGGCGGAGGGAACGATGGTGCCTGTGGACGAGGCCGACAAGCTGGCGGCAGCTAGGGACAACGCCCTTATCCCGCTTCTTAAAGGCATGGCCAAGAGACTGGCGCCCATCTGTGCCAACCGTCCGGCCGCCGAGGTGGAGGCCGAGGTGGAGGGCGAGGTCGGGCAGATAATGCGTCAGGTCGAGGCGGCGCTGTGACCGGGGCGCAGGAGGAGCTGCGCCGGAGGGCGAGGGCACGGTGGCACTACGAAAAGCCGCCCAGCGTCATTGAATGGGCGGAGCGCAACATCCAGCTGGACAGCCGGCTGACCGCACGGCCAGGACTCTACAGCACCAGCTGGACGCCTTACGTCCGGGGCGTGCTGGACGCGCTGGCGGATCCGGGCGTCCATACCGTCACGCTTTGCTGGGGAAGTCAGACGGGAAAGACCCTGACGCTGGCGATCTGGCTCGCCTACCGCATCGCCAACGACCCGGCTCCGGCGCTGCTTGTCATGCCCAACGCCGACTTGGCCCGCAGCTACAGCGAGACGCGACTGACCCCCATCTTCCAAAAGTGCCGGCCGGTGCGGTCCCTGTTCCCGCATGACATGGACGACTTCAAAATTTTGGAGATGCAGTTTGCCACGATGACTCTGTCGCTGGTCGGCAGTAACAGTCCGGCCAACATCTCCAGCCGGCCCATCTGCATCGCCGTGCTGGACGAGCTGGACAAGTTTGCGCCGCCAACAGAGAAGGAGGCCGCCGCCTACAACCTGGCGCTGGAGCGGACCAAGGCGTTCCCGGGGCGCAAGCACGTCCTGACCAGCACGCCCACGCTCAACACCGGGGACATCTGGCAAAACTATCAAGCCGGAACTCAGGAGACTTTCCACGTGCCCTGCCACGCCTGCGGCGAGCGGCAGGCCATGGAGTTTGGGCAGATCAAATGGGACGAGGGGGCGCGATCCGAGGACGGAAAGTGGGATCTAAAACGGGTGACAGACTCCGCCGTCTACCATTGCACCAAGTGCGGCGAGCCCTGGGGCGAGGGGCACCGGCGCAAGGCGATCG